TTCACTAGGATCGTTAACTGTTGTATCTAAGTTAGCATGACCAGCACTATACAAACCCCACTTATAGTAATACAGTCCTTCTTTGCTGTTGAGAAAGTTTAGTTTCTCAACATCACCGTTAAACTGTGCAGGGATACGTGCAGGGTCAAAGTACTGTTCGCCTTTACGTTGCTTACCTAAGCCAGAGATATAAAAACTGCTGACTGCAGGTAAGAACAATGCCCAGTCTGGGTTATGAGTTGCTGATAAATTAACTTGATCCATTATACTTTAACTTCTTCTTTCATTAGAATCTTAACCATTTCGATTTGATTCTTATACTTGTTCATTTCATCCACTAAACTTTTAATAGTAGGGTTGGTACTAGCAAGATGTTCGTATTCTTGTTCTTCATTCATCTTCTTCTCAGCCCACTTTAAGATACATTGAGCATTAGGTGTCAAATGAATGTTAGCAACTCCGCCACCGACTGTTAACCAAGTATTACCATCGTATACTTTCATGTTTTGGCTATTGTAATCAAACGAGAGTGCCCCAACCATCGGCTGATTACTAGACATGTTAATATAAGGCATAGCACCTTTGCTACTAGTAACAGCTAGGTACTCGCCACCGTATACGTGGTCTATCATTTTGTTTGTGCAGGTAGTAAGTAACGATATGTTGCCATGCCACTATTAACTACAATCTCAGCGGCACCCTGGTCACTGATTTTAAAAATCTTATCACCGGGCAAGCTAAGAATGTTAGAAACTACTGTGACAGGCCATTGAAATGATTTTGTTAATACACCGGTTACACCAGCGTGAAAAACAAAGTTACCACTGTGAGTAGAAACGTCACCAAAGTAAATCTTCAAGTCACCGTTCTCAGTCTTAGTAACGAATGTATTTTCTTCGCTGTTCGCCTGACTTTGTTTCTTCAAACGCAAGATGCTAGCTACGCTAGGTTCGAACTCAACGTTCCAGCCTGCACCTTTAAAGACAAAGCTCTTAACTTTTTCTTCAATGATAGACTTAGCCATCAAGCGATAGTCATTCACAAAGTCACCTGCTTTTGTTGCAAAGTGAATTGTGTCGGGGGTAGAAACACCATCACGATCCTTGCGAGTTAATGTGATGACTGCGTTAGCATCATACTCATCAAAGCCTAGAATAGTTTTTAGTTTACCTAAGTTAGGCATACCGAACACACCGATAAATTCGGGATGTGGGCCAGCCAATGTACCAGTAATGACAACGCTCTTATCTTCTGCGATGGCAGCGATTTGAGTTTCTGTATCTGTACCTGTGATTTTAATCAAATCAATGTTACCTAGACCAGCAGTGTACTGGATAATGTTTTGTAATGTATCTTTCATGTTTTTCCTTTAGAATATTTAAGAAGAATTATTGTGTATTGTAGTGGTTTATATTGCGAAAGTCAAATCGAATTTAACCGAAACTGAACAAATCGTCAAATGTAGATTTAACATCTGTGTTGGAACGAATGTCCCAGTTGAGAACGCCCAATAAGTTGTCAATCTTTTCATCAACTAATGTTTGTTCCATTGCCGCATCGTCAAATGGCAATTCAGTGAACCATTGCGGTAGTCTAAGTTCATCAACCGGATAAGCAACGCTTGTAAAGTTCAACGGATTAGGTTTCAATTTACAAACGACAATCTTCATACCATCTACAATCTTTTGACTGTATTGATCTCCGTGAACCCTGCGCAAATAGTTATAGTTTAGTGCCGCACGAACGTGTCCGGGCATATTCTCACGACCCTTTTTGCTGTTAGCTTCTAAGTCACCGTAGTATGTCAATTTATTAACACCTTTAGGAGAACCCTTTGTCCAACTATCTTGTGCTGATAGTATGCGCTTGAAATCTTTAATAGCCTCAATCACATCCTCACGACCTTTACCTTGTTGGAGAACCATTTGTAGTATGCTCATTAAGAATTCTTGCACATACTTAGGTGTATCAGCACGTTTCAAGTCAAGACCCATAGCTTTGATATCGCCACCTTGACCATCTTTATCTTTACGTTTACCTTCTTTGTCAAAGATGTTAATAGCATAACGTTTCTTAACCATAAAGAGAGCACGATCACCAATCAATTCACGACCAGCTTTAATGATTTCACCGTTCTTGCGAGGAGCATGAAATGCTTTCTCCATGAATTGAGGGAAACTTTCGTTTGCTTGGTCAGCAATGTTATCATACAACCCAATGCAAGTTTCTTTATCCCATGTCATCTCACCACTCTGTATTTGCGATTTGAGAATAGGATATGCAGTAAAATAGCAACTGTCAGTATCACCATAAACGATTGCATTACCTTCATGTGAGTACACACCTTCAACTGTTTCGTTGATGTTACTCATCATATGCTTTACAATTTGTCGACCGGATAGTGTAACACTTTGACCAATACGCTTATCGTAGAATCTACAATGCTCATTCAATAGTGCGCCATAAGCAGAGTTCAACAAAATCTTACGAACTAGTTGACGTTTATCCCAATAGTCTCTATCTTCTGGTGTAGTTGATTCTTTCAACTTTTTTTGCATTGCTTTACGATCACTATACCAACGAGTTAGTAGACCGGGAACAACACCCTCTTTCTCATACGTAAAGATTGTACCATTTGCAGAAAGCATCCAGGGCTTATTGCTATCAAAGATTAGTTTCCATATCTCTGCCGCAGACATTTATACACTACGACCGTCTTCATAGTCTACAGTAAGAATAGTTCCACGTTCTTGATTCATAATTGCTGAGTACTCTAATGCACCAAACAAGTTTTCCCATAGAATAGCACCAGTTACATCATCATCACCTTCTTTATAGCGTTTCTTTTCACTAGCTAAACGAAGGCCCTTATCTTTCATGTACTGGTCTGTGATTGTTTGTCTGATTTGAGCAACGATGGTTTCGCCTGCCATGTTAAGGGCACGAATAACCGAGGGGTAGAGCGAGTTAATATCAACTGCCCCGACCCACTCATGCATTCCTCTTTTCGGCGTAGCAACAAAGGCACCTGCTGCCGGTTGGACTTCATCTTCATTTTCATTCCTCCGTTTTTTATCTGGTACTACTAAGCCACGTTCGTGTGCTTCGTTAAAAATTGCCATTTCAATCATAGCTACTGAACCCATAACTGTTGGAAGCAGTACAGTGTTTTCGTGTGCTAGTTGATTAGCTAGTTCTAGGAACTTAAGTTTTTTGTGAATCTTAAACACCAACATAGTATCTTGTCTGTTGTATTCAATAAACTTCTTAAAGTCTTTGTTATACAATTGGTCAAGAGTACCTTCATATTGTGTTTTGTTTTCCCCTACTTCCATCTCACCAATAGCATCTAACTTATATGAATGTCGTGATTCATAGTTATACTTCTTGTAGAGTTGTAAATAGTCCATGTGAATACGACCTACTAAATCGTAAGTTGTTTCTTTCTTACCGAAACGTTCATATTCTCTAGGCTTAGGCAGTTGACCTAGTAAACAAAACTTGCGTGTGTCATCTTTACTCATCACACGTGTAACACGATTGACCATATAGGGTATATCATAGCCCTCTGAGTTCCAGCCAGTCAATACATCAGCATCTTCAATCAATTGAAAGAATACATCAAACATTTCCTTCTCGTTTTTGAAAAGCAAACAGTTATCAAATTGACTAATAATTTCTTGTGCCGTTTCTTCACTCATGTGTTTAGGTGGAATGACCATAGTAACAAGTTGATCTAGCCAATCTAAGTAACAACTGATAGCGGTTACAGGATTGAATGGATCACTAGTAGGACTAAAACCTTTTTCAGGATCAAAGTCTACCTCAATGTCAAAGAAGCAAGTGTGAAGTTTAGGTGCGTCTGCTTTAAGATAGTGTTCGCTTAAGCAACGAAAGACTACAGGTACATCAGATTCAAACAATTTCTTATTTGAAAGGATGCGTCTTTCTTTTTCAAAGTCTGCACGTTTGCGAGTAGTGAATCTACCTACTGGATCACCGTATATGCTACGGAATTTACCCTTAGGATCAGCATAGTAAAGAACATAATTAGCAGGGTGTTCTACGTATTGGCGTTTGCCGTTAATATCCCGCTCCACTACATAGATACGGTCTTCGTCCCTGCTATGAATAGCATCTACATATGACATTAGAGAGTTTTGCCGACTGTTTCGAGGATAGTATTGAGTTCTTCGTGGTCTTTGTTAGTTTGACCTAAACTTGCTTTGTGTGCTATGCGAATTGCTTTCTTTAGTGTACTTGGTTTAACTTCAAGTTCTTCTGCAATTGCTTTGATTGTATCGGTGAGACCACCATTGAGTGTATCGATTTCGTGCATCACTGCCATACCTTCGTTAACTAATTGTGTTAGTTTGATCTTTTGGTCACCGCTAAACATTTTTGCTGTCATAATAAATCTCCTGAGAAGTACTTATTATAACAGCTTT